AAGTGGTTTTAGGATGCCTTGGTCATACAAGAGAGCGAAACATAATCCGTGTGGTGGTCAGGGTTGTGAGAATTGTGAAAGGGGGCGGGTGGATCAATTAGCATATCTCCCAATATTTCGATATGTCGATGGCCCTCTCAGTACAGTTCTTCAAATTGACCAAAATCCGAATGTAGAAATTCTCAAAATGTCTGCAGTTCGAACAGATATGCCACAGATGACACACGTGGAACCTCCATCTATTGTAATCAAAGAAGGTACATTTACGAATGAGCAGACAAAGGATGAATTCCATGACGAAGAAACGAAAGGGCTCATACAAGACTATGTTCGAAAACACCTAGAAGGACAAGCTAATTCTTATATTACCAAACTCTTCAAACATAGACAGACCTTCCTCGTTTCGACAAACTCGAAATATTGTGAAAACTTAAAGCGAGAGCATGGATCTAATCATGTTTGGTTTATCATCAGCGGTAATGAAATTATTCAGAAGTGTTTCTGTAGATGTGAAACACTTTGGGGAAGACGAGATGGATTCTGTAAAGACTTTTGTGGACGTAGACATTTGCTGACACCAAATATTACTGATAAATTGTATCCCAAGAAAGAGCAACTAAAGTACTGTCCAGAAATTAAGAAACGTGTAGAGAAGCCCCTCATAGAATATGGTGGAATCAAGAAACCATTGGAGACGTTTATAACAAGGAATATGAAAGCCCCAGAAGGAACCCATGTGGTTAAAATTGAAAAAATGGGAAAAAGTAAGCCATACTTCATAGCTCTCACGACGTCTAATTATTGTGAAACGATTCGGGGTGTACACGATGATATTTCGATGTCGTATATCATCAGGGGGAAGGAGATTACACAAAAATGTCCAAAATGTAAACGAAGTGCCCCAAGAGTACACGTATTAAATGCTGACATTGTAAAGGTACTTAAACAGTAATTTATCTATATATCCATATGTTTACACGATCGGGGCGTAAGATAAAGAAACCTACTACCTTTCAACCCACTGAAACGGACCTGGTCGATGACTACACTGTTGATGATCACGATACAGACTTTGATTCCGAACTTGACACAGAAGATGAAGTAGATTTTACTTCAGATGAAGATGAAGACGACGACGACGACGAAGAAGAGATGGATGAAAATGGTAATCTCAAAGACTTCGTCGTAGATGATGAAAGTGAGTCAGAAGATGCTTAAAAAAACAATGAACTATAATAGAAAATGGAAACTGACATCGGAAACCCGATTGATTATGATCCATCTGTTGATCCTTTAAATAATGAAAAGGTGGATGACAGTAATCAGGAAGAACAACATTATTATAATGATTATTCCATGCAAGTTCCACAAACATTCCCTCCTCCCCCACAATCAGATAAAAATGATTTCTTCTCTACCATCGACAAGTCAACGTGGATTATAGCATTTGCAGTATTCCTCTTAGGCTTTTTTATGGGGAAAACCATGCAACCAGTTATCCTCAGGTATAGTTGAGTATGCAACAAAAGTCCCTATATCACCATAGATAGGTTTAATACTACCAGTCTCATCCATTTTAATGAGTTGTGTTGGATATCTTGGATTAATAAACGCGTCCTCCGTATCTTCAATGAACCCAGCAGTCGTCGAAGCTTCTGGCTCTGAAACTGTTTTGTTTTTTAAATTATATTTTGGTTTAAAAAACAAAATAAAGAAAGCTCCCACCAAAACAATGGTCAAGAGTATTTTTAACATTTCGTTTACTGTATGTGAACATTTTTATCTAAAAACAATGATATATTGTTATTTTTAGACAAAGGGTGTATTGTTTTTTTTTTACAATTATACAGATGAAACTTCAGGTTCATCACTTTCTTTGATCTCCCCCATCTTTCCATCCGTCGACGCTTCAGCCTCGATCTCTCGCCGCTTTTGTCGCTCTTCAACCTCAGCAGCGACGATCGCATCAGCTTCCTTAACGAGTTCTTCCATTGGAGCATCAGGTTTTTCCTTCTGGAGACGTTCGAGTATCTCTGCGGGGTGGGAAATAGGTGCCTCGTCGGGTTTGGTGTAAAACCGTGAGTTTTCATCACCAGGGGTAAAACCAGTTTTCGTATCCATCATTCCCTGCTTACGCTCCTGGAACATACGAGCAGCCTGTGCCTGATTATCACGGTAACCGACCATGATCTCTTCAAGTTTGTCGTTCGTGTAATGAACATCCTCAATCTTTGAAGATTCTGGGGGGATGAGAAGCCATTTGTACATATCTACGACATAGATATCGAAAGTGGGATCCTCCCTTTGAAGACGCTTTGCATGGTTCGCTGCCTCATCACGAGTCCCGAACGCACCACGAAGCTTGACGCCTAACTTATCAGTCTTCTGGGGTGAATCTGGGCCGACGATGGAGATGCATGCAAAAACTTGTCCAGGGACGGTGGTATAATCTTGTTCAAGAGACATTATATCTATCTATGTAGTTAAAACTTTAAGCTTCCTAAGTAAGACTATTAAAAACACGAAACTATGCTTAAATATGGAAGAGATTCGAAAGAATCATAATGATGCCAAGAGAGACCTCATTCAAACCGTGTCACAAAAGGGTTGGCATATCCTCGATGTTGGTTGTGGGTTTGGTGGAGATCTTCAGAAATGGCACAGGTGTGGGGTAAACATAAACATGTGTGATCCAGAACCCGACGCACTAGAAGAAGCGAAGTCTCGTGCGAAAAATATGCACTTGCGTGTCAACTTTTATGAGGGAGACATTCACAACTGTCCAAACAGAAAGTTTGATGTTGTATGTTTCAATTTTTCACTCCACTATATATTTGCCTCAAGGGGTCTGTTTACAAGTTCCATCAGGGAGATTAAGAAACGTATAAAACCAGGGGGTCTTCTCATTGGAATCATTCCAGATTCAGAAAAAATCATCTTCAAAACACCATATCAAGATGATGCTGGTACATTTTTCAAAATGAAAGATCATGGAAATGGTGGCTTTGGTGAAAAGTTATTCGTACATCTGGCTGATACACCTTACTACACAGATGGACCGAAATCGGAACCAGTGGCATACAAGGACCATTTGGTGACCGGATTGGAAGACTTGGGATTTAAATTACAACTTTGGGAGGGACTCTCAGGAAATCCTATCTCAGAACTGTATAGTAAATTTATCTTTGTATATGATAGATGATCGCTCTGGCTTTACTCATTGTCATCAATCTTTTGATTCTCAAGATGACACGTGAACCCCTTGTCCTTGTCGAAGTGAGGCAACGATACAATAAACTTCGCGATCACATCGTCGAAACGAATAATGAAAAGTACATGATGATCAAGAAACCTGTACCCCTCACGGGAATGCAACGAATGAAGGGAAGTGTGGGATACAATACTAACAAGGGTGCGGAGATTGTTGTGTGCCTAGATGGAACTACCAACGATATCTTCCATGTACTCATCCATGAATTGGCTCATTGCACAGTGAAAGAATATTCTCATTCCGAGGCGTTTTGGAAAAATTACATAGAACTTCGAGACATGTGTGTGGAACTTGGCATTTACGAAAATATCCCAGAGAAGAAGGAGTTTTGTGGTCAGCACATCCAGGATAAATAATCTCAGTGTACTTTAAAATGAAAACACCTGTGAGTGTGTTGTTGATGGCCATCGCCTACTGGATACTCATTTATGGAGTGACACTCGTTCCTCAATATGTCAGTAATTATTATGTCAATCTCCTGTGGATGACAATCGTCATACCGAACGTTCTTCGTTTTGCCATTGGAAACATCCCTCGTCTCGCGGTGGATCGTGTATTTTTCCTGACATCGACCCTTATCGCCCTTGTATTGACTTTTTTGATCAACCAGATTTTCAGTGAGACCAAGGATGCAATGACTGATCCCGATGCTTCTAACAACAAGAAACTTAAATTGAGTGGCTTGTTGGCAGGGACATTCGCAGCGGGAGCCCTTGCGACGTATTTTATGGGTATTGATACCTCGATTTACAGTAATATGGGATGGGAAACAGCCGCTTAAGGCTTAACAATGTAGTCCTTCATAATATAGAAGACCGCAGCCGCCACGACACCAGTAGTTGCAAGACCAACCACACTTCTACCCCCTTGTTCGTTAAGGAACTTGGGGATAGAGGTCGCAAGACGGTCCTGGACAGGCTTGCTCACAGCGGCAGCAGTGCATACAGCAACGAAGAGGGCGGTGAGTTGATCATCCGTGAGATTGAGGGGATTCTTCTTCTCAGGCTCGGAAGGTGCTTGGGAAACTGGGTAAGCGCCCTGGGGTTGGGGAGCGGTCATTTGAGGCATCACACCTTGCATGCGGGGCTCATCGGTCATCATAGGGGGGTCCATCATAATGTCGTTAATGGGAGTAGAATCCATTGTCTCTTTACTTTGTCCCATATTTTTTTCAGCTTTAAAAGACGTAGAAGGATTATCGTGAAGAGGCACCATTCCTTCTCCATCGTCGGAAAGATTCATAGTGTGTACTTGGTCTGAAGCCATCTATTATATCACAGTGATTTTTGAATTCAATACTCAACGCGTCTTTGTGATTTTCAGGTTTGTTTTTTTCGTCGCCTTCTTGGCATCATCTTCTTTCTGCTGGGAGTGTTTAGGATTATACATCTTCTTGTGAAGTTTCCATAGGTCTGGACCCCCAACCCTGAAATTCTTTCTCACGGTGGCCTTGTACCAAAACACACAATCTTGTATCTTGTTAGATTTCACCGTATTGTCTAACACGAGACATTCATAGTTTTCTGTGCATGCATCCATCACTTTACAAAACATATCGAATGAGGGGAATATACCAAAGAATGACTTGTACAACTTTTCTCTGTTCTGAATGATATTCTCCCTGAGTATAAACACATAATCCACATTGGCTCGAAGGGCTGGAGGAAGATCCATGACATACTGCATCGTAAGCATGAAGAAGATCTTCCAGTGTCGACCATTCATAAAACATTGTCGAATACAAGTGTCTTTCAGAAACTTTGAATCGTACATACAGTCATCTAGAAGCATGAAAGCTCCACAATTTGTCTTTCCTGCACCCACCAACTTACGTTGTCTTGCCATCACTCGTTCAATGGCGTCTCTGTCATAATCACCATAAATGAACAAATCTGGGATAAAATCTGAATAAAAATGGTTCCCCTCCTCAGTCCCTGAAAGAACTATACCTGCTGGGAGATGTTTCTTGTGATACATGATGTCCTTCACGAGGGTTGATTTACCAGTATTACGCTTACCAATAAATACAATGACCTTATCGTCCGCAATTGATTCAGGTTTGAATTTTTTCAATTGAAGATTCATTCTACTTTAGTGGCTCGTTTTATTTACCAAAATTTTACTCATATACAGTAGGAATGGCTGGTCGTCTGAGACTTGTCGCCACCGGAGTCCAAGACCAATGGCTCACAGGTGAACCACAATTTTCATATTTCCTGACGAATTTTAAAAGACACACGAAGTTTGCATTCGACTTTGTGGAAAGCCAGTTTGATAGACAACTCGATTTTGGAAATATTGTAACATGTAATATTCCAAATGATAAAGGTGATCTGGTCAGTAATTTTACACTTAAAGTCACGTTACAGGATCCAACCCCTGATGCGGGTGGACAAAACACGACTATATGGTGCCCTTCTGTGATAACCCATCTTATCGAGTATGCAGAACTTCTCATTGGTGGTCAGCCTATTGAAAAGATCACAGGCGAATACATTTATATGCACCAACAACTTCATAATACAAATGACGACACAGAAAAGACTCTTTACTATTTGAATGGCCACGGAAATATACTCAGTTATCAGTCTGGTACACCATACACTTATTTCATAGATCTCCCATTCTATTTCTATAGAAATCCATCTTTGGCTATACCAACATGTGCCCTCACAAAACAATTCGTCGAAGTGAGAATCAAACTCAGACCTCTCGCAGATCTCATATTTGGGGGTGCTCCCTCTGGTGTTATCAGTTCAATTCAGAAGTTTTCGATCGATACAGAGTTTATGTATGTGACACCCGATGAGAAAAACTTTTTAATGTCTCGTCCACTTGATTATATCATCACACAGGTTCAACTTGCTCAATTCAAAATGAAAGCTGGTGAAAATGAAAAGTCTGTGATGCTCAACTTTTCACACCCAGTCAAAGAGTTGTACTTTGTTTCACAATCTCAAGAATCTGTTCAAAACAACTACCCAAACGAATATAATACAATAACGACTGCTGAGTTGAGATTCAATAATGAGGTTGTATTCAAAAGGAATTCAAAGTTCCTGGTTTACGAACAATCACTCAAGCATCATGTAAATTGTCCACTCGCAGCCGAAACTACCCCAGGAGCACCTTTTAATAGTTCTCAGTACACCTTCGGACCAGCAAAGTTTGGAATGTATTCATTTGCATTGAAACCTGAATCACCCCACCCAACTGGTCAGGTGAACATGAGTAGGATT